GAAGATTTTATTGTAAAAGTATTAAATGGAGATTTATTAACACCAATTATAGATGAAGACAAAAAGGATTAGTGATAACATTGAGAAGATATTAAATGCTCAAATAGCCAATGAAATGAATAGTTCTGCTTTATACAGAGCTATGGGGAACTGTTTGGAGTATAATGGATGGGTAGGAGCCTCTAAACTTTGGAAGAAGTATAGTACAGAGGAAACTGGACATGCTGAGAAGATTATAAACTATATGCAGGATAGGGATTGTATGCCTATAATTCCTGCTACTACATTACCTCAACAGAAGTTTGAAGGTATTGAGGATATAGTTGCTAAGTCTGATGAGCATGAAATTCTAATAAGTAGTCAATGGAAAAAGATTGCTTCAGAGGCTATGAAGGAAGCAGATTTAATGACCTTTGAATTAGCACAACAATTTCTTCTAGAACAACGAGAAGAGGAGATGAAAGTTATATATTGGTTAGATAGGATAGAAATGTACAAGAAGACTAATAAACCATTAGGAGATTTGGATGAAGAAATGGGAGATAAAGTTTAAGCTATAAGGAAGTAAATAAATGCATACTAACTTATTGATATATTGTAATATTAATTTTATATTTGTAACAACTTGAAAAACTAGCAAAGATGAGTAAGGAAAATGAAGAGAAAATTGATGATGTATTTGCAGGGATAGACTTTGGAGATTCCATAGATATTTCCCTAGATGAAGCAGGTGTAGAAAATAGTAATTTAGATGCACCAATTAGAGAGGAAGATATGCTTCCTTTCCATAAAGAAGAAAAACCAAAAATTAAAGATACCAAGAAACCTGCAGAGGAAGAGGTAGATGATGAGGAACCAGAAGAGGATGAAGAAGATGTTGATGATAAAAAGACCCCCTCTCATAAAGAAAGTCAGTCTAATGCTGGCTCTTCAATTGCTCTAGTCTTTGCCAAGTTTCAGAATGAGAGGGGTGTTCTTTCTAATTTTGATGAAGAGGAGTTAACTAGGATAGTGAAAGAGGAGGGTGAAGAAGCTGGACTTGAGTACCTATATGATAGTGAAGTTGAAGCAAGGGTTGAGGAAGTTAAGAAGATGTATGAAGATGATATTAAGGAGTATATTGAATTAAAAGACTCTGGTTTAGATTCTGCTAAAGCATTGCAACTTGTATCAGCTAAAACTGCTTTTGAGAATATTACTACTGACCAACTAGAAGATGAGGATGCAGTAGACTTGCGTAAGAAGGTATTAATTCAGGATTTAAAAAATAATACTAGATACTCAGATGAGGATATTGAGGAGATGGTAGAGAACTGGATTACTATAGGTAAGGATGTTGAGAAAGCTAAAAAGGCTTTACCTAATATTAAGAAGTTTAATGAGGAGAAAATTAAGGCTGAAAAACAGGCTGTAATAGATGCTGAAAAAGCTGCTCAGAAAGCTCAATTGGAAAGTAAGGCTAAACTTAAAGAGGCTATCTACAACTCTAAGGAAATTTTAGGACAACCTATTAATAAGGTAACACAGCAGAAATTGGAGAAGTTTATGACTGAACCAATTGGTAATTCTCCTGATGGTAGACCTATATATGGAGTACAAGCATGGTTTGCAAAGAATCCTCAACAGGCCCAAATTAATCTAGCCTATGCAATTATGACTGGATTACTGGATGGTAAGATGGGTACTGTTAGAGAGAAAATAAAAAGCTCTGTTGTAAAGGATTTACATGAAGGACTTAAAGTAAAAGGTGCAAATCTTGATGGACTTAGTTCAGAGGTAGATGAAGGTGAATCTTCTATATCAATTTTACAGAAAACTTTTAAATTTTAAACATAGTATAAACAATTCTTTAAATTATAAAAAATGAGTGTTAAGATTAGTAAAATGCAAATCCTAGACCCTTCTTATTGGGGCAAGCTTACAAGAGAAGCTCACTTAGGATGGATGGGTATGCAAGATCCTCAATGGATTAGCAAATTCATTGATAGGGTGTATGAGGTGAATTATGGGGCTGATAATATTGTATCTTTTATTGATAGATTCCCTACTAGATACATGGATGATGATACCCCATTCCGTTGGGCTTTACAAGGTTCAGAGGAAAGAAATATTCCACTTGTAAAGGCAACTATGACTGCTTCAACTTCTGCTTCACAGATTACAAATTCTGATAGAGCAGGTTTAGGCTTTGGAGTATTCTATATGTGGTTTGCTGAGGATTTCTTCAGTGCAACTTCAGTGATGGTTGGGCATCACCCAGAGAAGTACTCTTTGAGGGTAACTAAAGATGCTATTCAAATTGGTGAGTACTTTGTATATGAGGTACAACTTGTAACTGGTGACAGTACTAAGTTTATTGACTATGAAGAAGTAGCTGCTGGTACACTATGGTCAGAGGAGTATGGTCTAATTGAGCAAGAATTCTCTGTACGTGGTAATGATGTTAAGCATGCTAGTCACTTTATAATGGAGAATACTTTCTCTATGATTAGTAAGAACTATGAAGTTCCTGGTAATATGATCCGTAAAGGTAAAGTTGCTCCTTTGGCATTTAAATTTACTGACCAGAACGGTAAGGAACATACTTCATGGATTTCTAAATTAGAGTGGGACTTCCTAGTACAATTCCGTAGGGATAAAGCACGTCTTCTTTTAGGTGGTAAATCTACTAAGACTGCTGAAGGTGGTTATGCACTTAAAGGTGAATCTGGTAACACCATCAAAGCAGGGTTTGGTCTATATGAGCAAATGGAAGGTGGGAACTTACTATTCTACAATGATTTCTCATTGAAAGCTTTAACCGACTTTGCTATGGATATTTCTGTAGGTAAAGTTGCTGAAGATAAGAGACAACTTGTACTTTCTACTGGTGAGTATGGTGCATACCAACTACACAAAGCTCTTGCTGAAAGAGGTGGTGAGATTGCTTGGTTGCGTAGTGACCATAACCTAGCTAGACTTGGTGACGGTAAGATGAAACTTGCTGAAGGACAATTTGTAGAGTATGAATTTGTTAATGGTATCAAATTCAAACTTATGATTGACCCTATGAAGGATGACCCAATTAGGAATAAAATCCGTGACCCACGTGGAGGTTTTGCAAGTTCATATATCTATGATATTTGGGATTTTGGTACAACTAATGGTAAACCTAATATTCAACGTGTAGCTGTTAAAGGTGATGAAGAAATTTATGCTTTTGTTCCAGGTATGCGTGATGGTTTCAGCAACTACAATAACCTATCTTCTCCAAGAGCTGTAAGTTCATTGAAAGATGGTTACTCTGTACGTAAGATGTATCAAGGAGCAATCCAAGTAAATAACATCTTAAAGACTGGTAGGATTATTCCTTCTATTCTACGATAATAATTGGTATAGTAGGGGATGAAAAATTCCCCTACTTTTTCTTTGAAATATTAAATATTTATTTTAAATTTGGCAAAATTTGATTATACTAGATAAACAATTAATTAAACTATGAGCAGAGAAGAAGCATTAGAAAAAGGTATTTTGGAGGATAGGATAGTATTTTTAAGACCTATTCCAAAGAAGAGTGATATGGTTAATGATACAAAACATATTGCTTTCTTTAAAATGGAGGGTGCTAGTGATAGATATACCCTAAAGATGGATGATAAAACTAAGAGGGTTATTAATCCATTTAAAGGAGGTAAGAACTTTACTGCAGAGGAAGAAATGAAGTACTTCTCAGAAGTAGTAGGTGAGGACTTAAATCCTTTTAAAAAAGATAATTCTTACTGGGGAAGTAACTACATAGTAATTACTAAAACTCCAGAACTAATGGCAATAGGTAAGAGGTTTGATTTATCTGTACCATTGGAGAATTTAGAATATAAAGTTCTTTTAACTTGGGAAAAGGAGATTGCCCCAGATTGGGATAGTAGATTTAATGGTGACTTTAGATATGCCTTTGTAGGGGAAGATTATGAAGAGAAAAGGGCTATGTCACAAATTGATGAGGCTATTAGAATTGGTGAGGTTATTGGCGGTATGAAGAATAGTACCAAAAAGATGAAGAATTTCATCAATATGTACTTCCAAGGTAAACATAGAATGAATACTGTACCAGAGGATGCTGATACAGAGTTTTTGGTAAAAGAATTAAAGAAAATTATAGATAGTGATAAGGAAGGTTTCTTGAATTTAGCAGATGATCCTTACTACAAAGATAAGGAACTAATTGCAACAGCAATTGCTAAAGGAGCCATAACAAGAAAAGGTGTTGGAATTTATATTATTGAGGGTATTGCAGAGGAATATAACTATATACCATTAGTAAAACAATTTCATGCTTGGGCAGAAACTCCTACTGAACCTATCTATGCTAGAATAAAGGCTATGTGTAAATAGCATAAATAATGTTCAACTAATAAATAAATTGAAATGACTTTAAGTAAAATTAAAAAGGTTGGTGTTTTCAGCAACTCTGCAGATTCTGAGGAAATTGTGGCTAGGGCTAAACATGTAAATCCAATCGTAGATGTTGTAAATGGACTTACTGATGGTACTGGAGCACTTAATGCTGCAAGTATTACAGGAACTTTACTAAATATTAGTACACAAACTCTTGCTGCTGCTGGTAGTGCTCAAGGAGATGCTGGTAAAATAACTGGGCAATTAGTGTTTGTAACAGATGCAGATGCTACTAAAGGTGTAATATTGCCTACAGTTACGAATGGTAAGTTTATTATAGTAGTAAATACTGCAAATGCTGTATTAAAAATTTATCCTGCTAGTGGAGAAAAAATACAAGGTGGTACTGCAAATGCTAATATTAGTTTAGCAGCATATAGTGTATTTTTATGTGGATATAAAGCCTCTGGTGATTGGTATGGTACTGAAATTACAGCAGGTGCTGTTGCTTAATAGAAACTTTATTGTTTAATTTAATACTTTATAAAAATGATTAATGAAAGAAATGCTAGTTACATTTATATTCAAAATGTAGCTTGTGGAATCTCTGATAATGCTGCCTTTGATACTACAGCCGCTGGTTCTGTAGTTATTGCAAAAGGAACAGGACTTGTAGAATCTGGTTCAGCACTTGCTGCTACAGATGTTTATAGGGTGGTTCAGAAAAAAGCTGATGGTACTTATGTATTCTCTCCTTATTTCAACAGTTCAACAGTTAGCAATGTTAAGAAGGTTGTTTATGCTGCTGCTACTGAGCAAGTAAGCTACTGGGGATATGATGGTACTTATAATACCACAGGATTAGGAACAATTACTACTGGTAATACTTATACCTTACACTTTGTTCTTAACCATACTAGGAATATCTATAATAATGCTCCACAGATTAAGACTGTGCCTTATAAAGCAATGTCTACTTCTGAGTCAGCTTTAGCTGCTGGATTGCATGCACAATTCCTACGCACATTCTCTTTAGATAGAGAACCTGCTCAAACTATTAAATGTGAAAGAGTTTACTCTGGAGCACAGTTAAATGCTTTGGGTACTGCTACTGCTGCTTTAACTAATGGTTCAAATGCAGTTGTATTTAGTGAGGATATGACTTCTCTTGTAACTGCTGGTACTATTCTAAGATTTGGTACTTCTGGTGCAGGTACTGCTCCATGTTATATTGTAACAAGTCATAATAGCGGTACTGCTGCTGCTAGGGTATACTACTTAGATGTACCTTATCAAGGAACTACTACTGCTGCTTTGGCTGCTGCTAGTGTTGAATCTGCTGCTACTGGTGGATACTGGGGATTAAAATTCACAGGTGTTGCACAAAGTTTTGATCCTATTGTTGACTCTTTAACTAACAATAAGGTATACTTTGATATTACCTCTGAGGATTTTGGTTCTGTAGTTGAGTATAAAGCTACTAAAATGAGTCCTGGTTCAGGTACTTACCCACAGGTTGCTTATCAAGAAATTTACTCACAGTTCTTGGATAAATCTCCAATTGTATCTGTTAGACCTCGTACTAAGTACCGCCAAGAAGCTACTTCTGGGTATACTTATACTTTGTATACATTCACAGTAAATACTTCAGATATTCATTGGAATGCTACTGGTATCAATAACAAGTCTTATGTGAATATTACCATAGCTGTTAAGAGTGATTTAGCAACGGATATTGGTTACTTTGACACAGTTCTTGGAGTATCCTAATACTTCTAGTAAAGGGGAACTAAAAATTCCCCTTTATTTTTATGTATAAAATTTGGAATTTTCATTTATTTAATTTATTTTTACAAGTTAAATTTCAGTACTATGGATACTAAAGATAGTAAGTCACATATATCCTCTGTAAGTAATGATGCCTTGGATCAATTGGATAGAAGGAATCATGCTTTAGATGGAGCAGTTTTTATTAATTCAGCCTCAAACTTTGGAGGAGGAGCAGGTGTTGCTCCAGTAGGTAAATATTCAGGATTTATAGTATTGGATGTTCCTACAATATCCTCTATAACTTTTGCAGATAGCTCTAAGTATTTATTTGCACCATCTCAGGATATTACAACTTTTGATGAATACTTTATACAAGGTGCATATTATCCATTAGATTTCACTACACTTACTCTTACTGCAGGTGCTTTAAAACTAATTAAAAAACCTTAATAGGATATGACAGCACAGGAGATGGAGTATGAATGGAAAATAACCTATGAAGCTATAGCATCTATGGCTGCACCAGGTTATACCTCTAGGGAAATATCTGTATTCTTAACACAGGCCCAAGAGGAAATTGCCATTGAATTTGCACAAAATATTGATAAGGATGACTACTCTAGAACTGTATTAGAGAAACTATTAACTGCATATAGTAATCCAGTTCCAGTAGAAAATAGTGATATTATACCTTCATCTGCTACAAATAGGGTTTATAATGTACCAAAACCTGCAACATTCTTCCATCCATTCATAGAATTTGCTGTTACATCTACAGGTACAAGAAGTTGTAAACCTATAGATTATGAATCATATTACACCAATATAAGTAATCCTTGGTCTAAGCCTTATGTAGATTTATACTGGAGGTTGTACCATAATGGTTACTTAATGGTTATTACAGATGGTACAGTTCTTACCAATCTAAAAGGACTATATGTAGCAAAACCTGACCCTATAATTACTGCAAATATTTCTCCTAATACAATTGATGGAGTATCAGCAATTACTAATATGTCTACAGCTAGAGTTTTAAATCCAATTGTACATAGAGAAATTGTATATAGAGCTGCTAAGAAAGCATTTGCTGCACAAAAGGATCAAATGGGTTATCAAATTCAGAATAATGAAGAAAATAGTTAATAATATTTTTAAAATGTAAACTTATGCAACTCTCTCAACATGCCATTCAATTAGTAATTTATCCATTAATAGTATTAGCAATAAGTGGTGTGGTAACGTTAGCGGTACGTTCAATAATAAAATACTTTAATAAACTTAATGCTACTTTAACAAAATTGAATGAAACTATACAATTAATTATATTAGATCAAACTAAAGTACATGCTGAACAAGATAAAGAAATAAGTCTTATACAAGAAGAACTTGATACAGCAAAAGTAATTAGAATAAGTCAGAGAAAAGATATTGATGAACTATTTGAAATAACAAATAAACATACAACAGAAATAGAAGTTTTAAAAAAAGTTACGGAGGGTAAATAATGGCACTAAAGATGAATTTTACTATAGTTGAATCTGCTAATGGTGAATATTTTACCTTCACAGATACTACAGGGAATTACAATGTAACTACAAATCCTACTGGATGGGGTTCTCCCAATTATACGAAGAATTTAGTTACAAATCCTGTAAGATTACTAGTAAGTTATGATAGTACAAATTATTACTATACTTTTGCTAGTTTAACAGAATTAGCCTCTATAGAATTGACTCCTTCAGATATTGGGCTTACAGGAGATACTTTTGAGGATGGGATTTATACATTTCTACTGCAAATAAGTCCTGCAGGTGCTGGGTATAGTTCAGACTATACCTACACATACTCTGAAGGATTTGCTGCTATAATTACTGGTAGTAAGATAAAAGAGTTTTTAAGTTACAGACCTTATCTGGATTATAAAAGTAAGGATGAGATATTGGAGAATATGCGGTTATTGAATAACTTAGCCTATGCAGCATCTACTGGTAATACTACTGCATTTAGTGAGAATTTATTGATATTACAACAATTAGACTAATATGACAAATCAGGAATTAGCAGCAGTTATAACCTCTATAAAAGTACAGCATTTAAACTGCTATAATACCTATTTTTCTAAGATGGGTATAGGAAGTTTAATAACTGGCAGTAGACAGAGAGAAGTATTGAAGGCTACAGATTTATACCTTCAAATTTTAGAGTATTACTATGGAATTCCTGAGAGTGTTAGGGAAGATGAATCTCCTATAACTGAAGATGAGGTTCTTGAGATTATAGGTGAAGCTAATAATTTACTATTAACTTTCCAATCTCAATACTATGCTAAATAACAATCAATCCTCATATACATTTGGTTCAATAAGTACTTATACAGGGGCTACTCCTATAGATATTAATCCTGAGGAAATTAATAGTACTGAGTATTCATTTCAATTTGTAGAACCTGTAGGAGGAGGCTCTAGCACAATAATAACTGATTATGTACCTAAATCTATAGGTGGTACATTTGACTCTTTAATAGGTTACACAACAGATTTAACTTCTTCAATAATTAGTAATAACCATATTACTAATAAAAAATATGTGGATGATGCTATAACAGCAGCATTAGGTGGAGAATTAACTATAGATTATTCTTTAGCAAGACCCTATTTTTCGTCTTCTGCTGGTACTCCTTTAAGTTATGCAAGTGCTACAGGTATATTTACTTTAAATAAAAATTTATCTCAATATACAAATGATGCTGGATTTTTAACAGATTATACTGTAACAGAATCGGATGTTACAGCACATGAGGCAGCATTAACTATATATGCATCACAAATACCTGATTTAGGTACTGCTATATCCACAGATTTTAATACTTTATTTGATGCTAGATTTGGTACAAAGAGTATTGCAGATTTAGGAACTAAGTCACATCTATCTTTAACAAATTTACCAGGAAGTTCTGCAGGGTATCATTTAAGTGCCTCTGCATATACTAATGTAAATAGGTATGCTACAACTTCTCAGGATGGGATATTAAGTGCTGCAGATTGGAATACATTCAATAGTAAATTAGATGCCATTAATGGAGATGAAACTACAATAACAATTTCTGGAGGAAATATATCAGTAATTCCTGCAGGAGTAGACCATGACCAGTTATTAAATTATGTAGAGGCTCAACATAGAAGTATTAATGA